AGATTGCCGTCAACCCAACGACCTTTGTTAGCATAGTCAGTACCGTTTTTGACTATGCCAGCTGGCGGAGTTACAGGCAATAGTGCCATTTTTAGCTATTGGATGATATGTAGCTTTTACCAGTTGAAATCGCAGTTGTATAAGATGTTTTATCTTCTGAACTACCAACTACATCTGGAGTATCATCATCTTCATCAACAGGTGCATACGCTAAAACGATTTCCAAATGGTCTACGTTTCTTTGTACTATATCGTTGATTTCTGATTGCTCCATGCCTTCAACATCCCAAGCTCCAGCGTTTACTTCGTTAATTAAAGTTACGCTATCTGTTGCTGCTGTTAAGACTTCGCTTACTGTTTGTGCCATGTTATTCTCCTTTTAAAGTTTGTATTTCAGCTTTTAATTCATCTACTTGTGATGAAAGCTCTTGTATTGCCTTTATTGCAACTGGTAATAGGTTTGCATATTTTGCTTCTAATCTATCAGGATTATCATCTAAAACTAAATCTAATACATCATTATTTCCATCACAAGCAGTCAATAATTCTTGTGCAAGAAAACCTATTCTAGTTGAACCATCTTTTACATTTCCATCTCTAGTTTCCCACTTAAATTGAACAGGTCTAACAGTATTAATAAATTCTAATCCATAAGGAGAATCAATTACATCTGTCTTATCTCTACTATCTGAAAGTGAAGAAATTGATGTGTCATTACAACGTAAATTGGTAATATTAGTATCACCTAAAGTACATTGACCACTAGAAGTAGCTGATGATGATTGAGCATTGTAACCCAAACCTATATTATAAGTTCCTGAAGTAGTTGAACTTAAGGCATATCGCCCTATAGCTGTATTACTATCACCAGTAACATTTTGTAAAGCAGTGCTACCAAGAGCAGTACAACCATCCATACCACTACCATTTTCCATAGCTTGATAACCAACTGCTACGTTGTTACCACCATTAGTATTATTTTTAAGAGTCTCATATCCGTATGCTGTATTTCCTGTGCCAGTTGTATTACTCAACATACTTCCGTTGCCAAAAGCACAACCTCTATAACCTGTAGTGTTTGCTCCCATAGCTGCTGCTCCAACAGCAGTATTAGAACTTGCTGTAGTAGCTGTATCAAGTGCATCAGTACCTACAGCTACGTTACTAGTACCTGTAGTGTTTGCTGTTAAAGCAGATTTACCAACTGCCACGTTTGCTGTACCTGTGGTATTTGCTCCTAAAGCAGAATTACCAACTGCTGTGTTATTTGAAGCTGTTGTATTAGCGTCTAATGCATTGTCACCTACAGCAACATTATTTGAACCAGTAGTAGAAACACGAAGAGTATTTCTACCTATACCAGTATTTTCAGAGCCTGTAGTGTTTGCTGTTAGAGCTTGATACCCAACTGCTGTATTGTTTTCTGCTGTGGTGTTAGCGTCTAAAGCAAAGACACCTAATGCAGTATTTTTAGCACCTGTAGTGTTTGCTGCTAAAGCATTATCGCCCACAGCTACATTATAAAAACCTTCGGTGTTTGCCGCAGAAGAATTATGACCTACAGAAACATTTTGATAACCTGTAGTGTTTGCTGATAGTGCAGCACTTCCAATAGCAGTATTGTTACCACCACTCAAAGAACCATCGTCTAAAGCAGTATCACCTAAAGCTACATTACCTGTACCAGTTGGATAATTACCATCAAGTTTAATTGTTCCACCGTCTACTGAGACGTTGCCGTTTACGGTTAAACCTGTAAGAGTTCCTACGCTAGTTATGTTTGTTTGAGCTGCTGTTGCAAGTGTACCTGTAATAGATGTACTTGCTGATAAAGTTGTGAATGATCCAGCTGCTGCTGTAGTACCACCAATGACAGAGCTATCTATTACTGCTCCGTCTAAGTTCATAGCTACTGAAGTACCAGTAGCGCTAAATAAACCATCAACAGTATCAAGGTCAGCGTTTAGCTTTGTTCCCCAAGTATCTGTAGATGCTCCTACTTCTGGTTTAGTTAAGTTTAAATTCGTTGTAAATGTATCTGCCATAAAATTTTATCCTTTAAGCTGCGTCTTGTTCGCCTAATGTTGTCCATGATGTATCTGGGTTTGCTTGGTCAGTCCAAGTTTCATCTGCCACTATCTGATCGGTCCAAGTCTCACCAGGAACAATTATATCTTCCCATTTTAGACCACCAACTGCATTAAATCCACTTGTTTGTGCAATTACAGATGCACCTGTTAATACAATGCCACCCAAGGCATCAAATCCACTAGTTTCTGTAAATGTTCCCTCACCAACTACAGTAAATCTACCTGTAGCTGTCATACCTGATATGGCTGGACCTATAACCACACCACGGTCTATTTGTGTACCTGTAGCTGTTACATTAGATGTGGCAACTATAGTTGCAGATCCCAGGTCTATTTGTATACCAACAGCTGTAAATCCAGATGTTCCTGCTATGGTTGCAACACCTCTATCAATCTGTGTACCAGATGCTGTAACACTAGATACTGCACTAATAATCGCTTGTCCGCGATCTATTTGTCTACCTGTTGCTGTAAAGCTTGAGGTTGCTGCTATGGTCGCAGAACCTAATACTGGAACTTGAACAGTTCCGACTGCTGTTACATTGGATGTTGCAGCAATAGTGGCTGCGCCAAAATGATATACAGGAGTTCCGTAATTGGACTTTCCGTATGTGTATAAGCCATAGCCTACTGAGGCCATGGTATTAAGCTAATGTTATATCTAAATCGCCAGCGTCAAATCTAAATACATCGCCTGAACTTACAGTTTTAGAAGCTGTCAAGTTTGCATAAGCCATTAGATTACCGCTTGATGAAGCATCAAATATACCTACTGCAACCACAGTTCCATAGTCTGCTGTAGCTGTTGGATATTCAACCGCAGCTGTATTGGTTGCTGTGGTGGGGTCTGTACCAGATACTGTAAATGCAGCTGTTTGTCTTGCGTAAGCTCCGCCTGATACTTCAGTACCGCCACCTGTGTCTGTAGGTGCTACAGTATATAAAGCAACATATAATGTTCCTGGTGCTGTATAAGCATTACCACCAAATACATGGTCTAATACTTTATCTTCTAAGTAATCACTAAATCCAGCCATATTGTCTCCTAATTATTATTCCAATAATAAATGTTTTTACCAGACTTGCCATAAGTTCTTCTTCTTTGCATTAGAGATCCTTTGCCAAATTCTGCCTTCTCTTGTTCCATTCTCATCTCTTCTAATGCTTTTTCAAATTGTGCTGTAAATAACGGCACTCTTTCATCTTCCATTAGATAGATAGAAGCGTGTTTTAAAGCACCATATAGATAAGCATCTGGATATCCTGTGGATATAAAGTTCGTTGTATTAGAACTGCTTAAAGCATCTATAGTGCCATAGTATGTTAATTGTAGCGTATAACTTGCATCAGGGGTAGGTGCTAACTCTAATGAATTATCTACAATCGCATAATAAATTGGTTGACCAGTAACATTGTTATTAGCTTTTCTATATACATCTAGTGATTCTAAAGACTGTTGAAATAATGGTCTAAAGTCATTTGATGTTATTTCTACATTAATAGCTTCTAACCAATCTGTTGGTAAGCTCATGTATTGAGCGTCTGCTGTAGCAGTTGCACGCTTTACCATATCTTTATTTCTTAATCTTCTGTTAAATTCTGATTCTGTTGCATCTATAAAAAAGTCTAACTGGTCTGTTAGGTCAGACCTGTTTAAGAAATTTGCAATATTAGTTTTTAATTCATCGTATGTCATACTTTACCTTTCCATGTTCTAAATGGTTTGTTATCTGAATGGTTTAGCCATTTCTTCCATTGTGCAGAATCTTGCGACCATCCCTCTCGGACTGCTCTTTGATATACCACCATTGGTATTTCTGCTACATGGCGAAAATCTTTACCAGGTGCATATTCAGATAGATTTTTTACATAATCTAAAGTTGGCTGTATATCCTGTTTTGTGTGATAAACAACTTTATCATCTTCTGTTGCGAATACAGACTTAAAACCTTTCTTATGATCTATTAATGTTGTCTTTGCCATGTATAGATTTTAGCACAAAAAAAAGGGATGCCGAAACATCCCTTTAAGCTAATTGACTAAACTTATGATTCGTTTAAGTCAGCAACGATTCCGTGAGCAGCTTCGTTAGATACTTCTAAACCATACTCACATACAATCATTTTTGTTTCAGCATCGCCTATTGTAGCAATATCAACAGTTTTAAAGTCTCTTAAGAAAGATACTTTAGCAAACTCTGGATCTACTAATAGTAATGATGCTTCTCTTGATCTGTTTGATGGAACGATTTTTAGTTCACCAAAGTCAGATGAGTATACAGATACTGAAGCTTCAACTGTGTTTGCATCAACAAACTGTCTAGCTTGAGTTCTACCTGTGAAACCAGAGATAACTTGTTTGTTATGTGGACCACATATAGCCATTGAAGGCTCAGCTCCGTTACCAAACATAGTTTGTAAAACACCTTTTAAAAGGTCTTCTGTTAAGTCTCTGTCTGTTCCATCAACTGGAGCAGCACCGCCACCAGCACCTGAACCACCAGAACCTCTGGATACGTTAGATGTTAGCCATGATTCAAAACCACCAGTTACCCTAGCTGTTGTAGCGTCACCAGTTGTTTTAGCACCGTTTTGACATAGAGCTTCTTCCATGTCTCTTTTCAATGCTTTAGCCATAATAGCTAGTTGGTGAGCCATTTCTGATCTCTTACCAGCTGGGTCTGAAGCATCCTGTGAGCCAGTTACAGTTGCGTCTCTTTTTGAAATCATCGCAACGTTACTTACTCTAGTTGTCGCTGTAGCAGTAGATCTTGATAATTCAAAACCTTCTAACTGTCCAGCAGCACTTGGAGTAGGTAAGACTTCTGTCTGCCAATCAAACACTACATTTTTAATATTTCTTTTGCCTATTGATGACATAAACGGTGTTTGCATAGGAGAGATGTTGTAAATAATATTACTTAAATCTTCTCTGTCAGCTGTTGCCGAATATGTGTCAAAAGCGTTAGTTACTTTAGCCATTTTTATATTCCTTTAAAATTAAATTAATTGTTCAAAAACTTTAGCCGCATCTTGGACTTTTCCAGATTTAGCTAACCTTTGTTTTGCTTTCTTCACAGGTGCTGCCGATTTAGGTCGGTTAGTAGTACCAGGTCTAGCCACTCTTGCTGGTGCTTTTTGTGTTGGTTTTTTCTTTGTGGCTTCAACTGTTTTAGAGTTTAACCAAGCATTTCTTAAACCAAGCAAAGCACGATAATCATAAACCTGTTGTATTTCTTCTGGAGTGTACTCCAAAAAATTTACAGCATATTCGCTTATAGCAGCTTTTTCCTTAGCAGCAACCTCTGGGTTTTGCCATTCTGGAATAATTTCAAGAAGCTTTTGATTGCCGTATTCAACAAACTGTTGAAGTTGTTGTTGCTGTTTAACCATTGCTTCTTGTTGAAGCCTTTGTTGTTCAGCACTTACAGCACTAAGCTTATCTTTCTTTTCATCCCAAAGCTGTTTTTCGCGAACATACCCAACAGGATCATCTTCGTACAAAGTGTTCCAGTCTGGTTCGTTAGCCAGTTCGCCCTTTAATTGGGCTTCCATCTTCGGTAACAACTGCGAATAAATCGCATCTCTTTGCGCTAACTCTGCTTGCTGCTGCTCAATAGTCTTACGCTGTTGAGAGAGTTCTTGTGTTTTACGCGTATAATCTTGCTGACGAGAAT